TAAGTCACAGTATGACCCGCAGATGTCGCTGTTATCTGATTGGCTGTACCTGCAAGAAGTATATCTCCTCCCACTGGAACTAAACTATTGATTGTATTAAGCAAACCGCCGCCAGGACCGCCAGCTATTCTTTGAATAACAAGGTGAGCTGAAACCGTTCCAGCACCGCCAGCAATAGGTGTAATGGTTAGAGCGGCTGCGTTTCCTGTTGGGTTTACTATACTTATGACAGAGTTAATAACTGTTGTAGTAACTAAACATGAAATGTAAACCTGATTAGTTCCTGTTGCTCTACCAGATGTAGTTGTAACTAACTCAGAACCATTAAGTTTAACTAACATTTGTCCAGCTTCATCAAAGCTGCATTGAAAAGAGATTGAGTATGTAGCAATGTCAGCAAGATTAAACGTCTTGGCAGAAAGTCGAGTTATTGATGTTCCGCTTGATGGGCCATTATTTGGAAGTTCTATAGCCGCTCCAACTGCGACAGTTGCTGCATTATCACCGGGCATGACAGCGTAGAAATCTGCATAATCTGCAGTACCACCTCCGCCTCCGCCACCAGCTGTTTGAAAAGTTGGGTCTAGCAAAGGCCCGTTGGAAGTAAGCACTTGTCCAGCAATTCCTGCACTTGTAGCATGGATAGCAGTTGTACCTTCTCCAATCAGTACACCATGATTTGTATAAGTAGATGGACTATATGGCCCAGTAAGACTGAGGGTTACTGTTGATCCTGCTGATATTGCAAGAATTTGGTCTGCGGTTCCCGCAATAGTAATGTTTCCGCCAAACGGTGCAAGACTATTAATAGTATTGACGTTACTGGTTCCGGGAGCGCATAGAATCCATGTAGTCAACCCACCAGCGTTTAAAACGCATATCCATGCATTTGGAACAACGGTATTGATCCATACCTGTCCTAGCTCTGCTCTGTCAGCAGTCGTTGGGTTTCTTAACGCTTCTATTGGTTCCGGAAATATTCCTGGTATTGGTTGTGTTATTCCGTATCCATCGGATACTCGTCTATTATATTTAGCCATAAAAAATCCTTTGTTTATGATTTGTAAACTTATTTCTTTAATTATGTATAAAAATTCTTTTAATACTATTTATCTTGAAACAAAGTAGTGCTTTAGTGCTATAATAAGAGAAAAAAGAGAATCTAGCATATGCCACATGAGACTGCCAGAAAAAGAATCGTTGTCTATTTGACAGAAGAAAAACATACTGAACTTAAGACTTTTTGCGCAAAACTCCGAATTTCGATGAGTTGGTTTGTTGATTTAGCTATAAGAGACAAGGTAAGAAAAGAGATAGAACTACTGAAGGAGAGGAAATAATGGAAAACTCACAATTTTTAACAATTATAGGCTTTTTTATAACACTAATCGGTATGGGTGGAGCAGGCTTTGGTTGGTTAATTTATCAATCTTTTAAGATGCAAAAAGAAATCTCTGATATTAAAGTTAAAATAGCTGATACCAAAATTGATCTAATTGAAGAAATCAGAGGATTAGACTCAAGAATAGCCCATATCGAAGGTTATTTAATTGGATCAGCTCAAAAGACAGGAACAGAGAAGAAATAATGGAATGGTATCAAGTATTAGTAATCATATTGTCAATATTCGGAATGTTTCTATGGAATCGAAAAGAAACTAAAGACGAAATAAGAGAAATTAGAAGCGAAATGAAAGAATTCAGAATGGCAATTATTGATTTTCATGGCAGATTGTGTGCTTTGGAAGAGAAATATAAGCAAATGGAGAAGAAATGATGGATTGGCAAGTTATCGGTACAGGATTAGGAATCATCGGTTTTACTTACGGCTTCTTAAGAAACTTTAAGAATGATGTTAACAAGAAGATCGACAGACTGGAAATAAGACTAGATCAACAAGATGATAGAATGTTTTGGCTTATGACCGGAAAGACTTTAAGCGAGGCTATATTAGCTGAGAAAGTGAAGAAAGAAGAGGAGAAGAAATGATGAATGTTATTTTTTATTTGTTAATTATCGCAACCATGAGTTGGGGTATATATTGGAGTTTTCCTCATGAAAAACATTAAATGGGAAAAGGTGGGTATTTATGTGGCTTGCTTATCTTTTTTATTAACTTTTTGGATGGGACAAAATCAAATTCAAAGAGACATAACTAATATTAGAGAAAGACTAGCCAAAATAGAAGTTAAAGTAGAAAAGTTAGAGGAGAAAAAATAATGTTTTGGAGAAATTTTTGGGATTTTTCTGATGAAAAAATATAATTCTAATGATTTATTAGGTATTTATAAATTGATCGAATTTTCTTATAGAAAAGCAAATGATTATTATTGGAAAGTTGAATGTCAAAAATGCCATCAGAATCAAATTTTGAAATTAAATAAATCAGGAATGATTAGTACAAAATTTTGTTCAAAATGTCTTAAAAACAAATATGTTAAATATCAAACTCCAGAAGAATATATAAGAGCAAAGATTACAGTTAATAAAGATGGATGTTGGCTTTGGAATGGTCATATTAGTAAAAAAACAGGTTATTGTATTTCTAAATATAGAAGTATTCAAAAAAAAGCCCACGCTTTTTCTTACGAAACATTCAAAGGAAATATTTCAGAAGGGTTGTGTATTTGTCATAAATGTGATGTTAGACATTGTGTAAATCCAGATCATTTATGGACCGGAACTCATTCTGATAATATACAAGATTGCATAATAAAACATAGAAACAATCCACCAAAAGGTCAGCGTTCTGGATCCGCCAAACTAAAAATAGAAGATATTATTGAAATAAGAAAACTTTACGAATCAGGAATATTACAAAAAGATCTAGCAAAAAAATTTAAAGTTTCTAGAGCAACAATTTGTTGTATTTGTAAAAATAAAACATGGAAAATTTAGAAAATTAAACGGAGAAGAAATAATGGATAGTTTTAGTATAATGTTTACTTTATTTTTATGTTGGTTTTTTTTTAGCACTCAAAGAGAAAAAAGAAACCCTGAAGAACCTTCAGATTTCGATTTTTAATCTAATTCAAAACCTTCAGGGATTTGTGGTTCTTTTTTTCCGTCTATTTGAAGTTTATCATAGTAATGATTGAAATTTTTTAATGCTCTAGAAGTACCTCTAACATTTTCATTTGAAGCGTTTTTTAATACATCTTTATATGCTTTTCTAAAACCTGCATTTCTTATCAAAGCTCGTGTAAAGTTATATGTTTTTAATCCTGTTGCTATTGATAATACAGTAGTTGGAGATGCCAACGAAATGCCAGTAATATCCCTTAAGAAATGAGATAAAAAGAGACTGCCAGCTCCGGTTAAAGTTTCTTTCTTATGCTTTCCCAAAAATCTTTCTATTCGTTTAGATTCTTTTATCCCTTTGTATAAAGAATTAGCTTCGGTATTTATTTTTTGAAACTCAGGATTTTCATATTTTTTTATGTGATTGTCTAAAATTCTTTCTGCATCATTCCAAAACTTTTCAGTTCCCTTTCTTTGATGAGGAGTAAACATCCTGCTTTCTTGCATAAGTTTTGTACGGGCCTTCAAAATTTCTTCCAAAGGAACATCCCCACCTTCCGCTTTTGATTTTATATTATCTAAAAAAGTCATTATATGTTTTTCAACAGAAGTCGTACCCCCTTTTTGCATTTCTCCATATAAGTTACTTAAATCATTTGCTAAAGGAGTTCCAGGCATCATGACATCTTTAGCTAAAGAATTTCTCGTTTCGAACAATTCGCTTGAAATTTGAGGAATTGATTTATTAGTTAATTTATGAGTTAAAGCAGCTGTTCCAATTGTAGCTCCAACTTGCATCCATGGAGGAAGATCAGCTTTTTTAGCTGCGACAAACGCAGAAGCGGGAGCAAATGCTGAAAGAACTGTTTTGACTGAGCCGGGTAAAGCTTTTTTTATAAATGGAATCGTACCTGCTTTCCCAATACCTTTAGCACCTAATCCTATCATTGATCCTAGAAATCCAGCAGTTGTTCCAAGTAATTCTTCTCCAGTAGTTTCAGGTCTAAGTTTTTCTGCTGCTGCTTGTTCAGCAATTTGATGTAATTTTTGAGATGTCGGAATTAATTTTCCTACAGCAGTTTCTTCAAAAGGTTGTCCTTCTTGTCCAGTAATTTTTTTACTTATAGGTTTAGCAATAAATTCATTGGCTAAAGATAAAACATCTCCAGGAGCACCTAATGCAGCACTTGTAAATTCTGTAATTGGTTCTACAAGTTTTTGCATTAATTGATGACGAATAGGTTCTATTGTTTCAGCTTTTGGCTCATATCCAAAAAATTTAAAACTTTTTGCAACTTTTTTAGATTTTTCAGACGGTTTACTTATTACTTGATCTAGGACAAAACCTTCTGGAATGCTCATTTTGCTTTTCTCCAATTACTTCCTGTCCACTCTATTTTTACACCAGTTTTGGGATTGGTAGCTGTTTGACCAATCTGTAATTCTTTTTTTTCTGTATTTTCAGTTGAATTTTCTGATGATTGTGGGGACTCCTGATCTATTACCTGTAGTTCTCTTTTTAAAGCTTTGATTTTCCCTTTAATACCACCAATAGTATCGGTTGCTTTTGGAAGTAAAGACATGATATACTTAAATCTATCTTTCGCAAGAGTTCCTTTAGAAACAAGAGGCATTAATGCAGCCTCAATTGAAGCTGATAAAGTATCGAATTCTGCTCTATCTTGTCTTCCTTGTTCACTAAATTGAGCAGAAATCGTTTTACGCATTCCTACATTTCCCGACTTCAATAACTCATCTTGTCTTTTAAATACATCACTCAATCTTGTTTTAGTTTCTGGTGTGATAACTCCACGTTTTCTTTCTTCTTTTTCTTTTTCAAATTGAAATTTTTCTCTCTGTAATTGATTTGCATACATTTTTCCAATTTGATCTGCCATTTGAGGTTGAACAGCTGCTAAAGCTGTCATAGCTTGTGGGTTTGTAGCAATTTTTTCTAACTGAGACATTTGATCGTTTTGAGATGATGGCATTTGTCCTTGAGATTGCATTTCTTGCGTCATTTCAGGTTGTCCTTGCCCTGGAGTTTGAGATAATCCCAATGAGTTAAGAATGTTTTGTAGTCCTTCTTGTTTTAATTGTTGTTTTTGTTTTTCCAATTGCAATGCTTGATTAAGTTGCATTTTTCCTTGCATTCCAGTTTGCAAACCTTGTGATATACCAGAACCTAATAATTCAGCTAAACTTGGAGCTTGGGGTAAAATTTGAACCATAAATTTTCTCCTTAAGATTTTCTATATCCATATTGCGGATTATACATTTCTCCTGGTCTTAGTCCCGACCCACCACTTCTTGTAATTAAATTCCATAAAGCAGATAACCCAGATCCCATCCCTGACATTCCACCTGTCAACCCCATTCCAAGACCTTGTCCAATTCCCGGTGCCATAGCTCCCATAAAACCTTGAGTTTCCGGTTTATACATGGTTTCAAATGGTTTTGCTCCCATTCCCATTTCCATTAATCCTTGTAAAGAACCCAATCCTTGCATTTGTAAACCGCCTCGAAGAGCTCCAAGCTGTTCTGATAGATTTGCTCCTGCTGCACCGAGTTGCTGACCGAAAGCACTACTTGATTGAGCACCAGCGCCGGCTCCAGAAAACATTTCTGCAAGTTTGGGAACAGTAGACTGATAAAACTGACTCATTAGAGGCTGTTCAAATTTGCTAGTATCTCCGCTTAAAAGATTCTGCAAGAAACCCATTCCGCTTCCCATTGCTCCACCGCCTGGATTGCCTCCAGAAAGACCACCTAACAACTGTTGTAACAATTGCTGTTGTTGTGGATCCATTGTTGGCACTTGCTCATAACTAGCTTTGTGGCCAAAAAGAAAATCCATTAAGCCCATAACACACCTCTTTTTTGTCAATGCCTTTAGTAAAGTATTTTTTTTAATTTTATGCAATGAAGAAAGAATGAGATGGTTACTTTTTGTAACCGACTCCTTAACTGTTAGCAAAAGGAAAAAACTAAATGTGTTTCCATGTTCTTCGATGTTTAATTGAACCAACTTGAGAATTAGTTATTTTGAATTTTTGCGCTATAACTTCTTGGGTTAATCCTTCATTAATTAATTTTCTTATTTCTAAAAATTCTTGTTCAGTTAATCTATGTTTTGGATGTTTAATTCCTTTATGATCTTTACGATGTTTTAAAAACATATCCTTCATATTGTCTTTTTGAGTTCCTAAAAACAAATGATCAGGATTGACACATGAGGTATTATCACATTTATGACAAATTACATCTTTTTCTTTTAATACACCTTTAAATAATAACCAAGCAACTCTATGAGCTAAACAGTGTTTCATTTTATACATAAAATTACCATAACCTTGTCTATGTTTAGATTTTGTCCATTCCCAACAACCAGATAATGAAATTTTTATATTTTCCATAAACCTAAGTTTGGCTTCTTCATCATAATTTCCTCGATTTATACTTTGTAAACATCCACAACTTTTCGCGTTACCAGATATTAAATTACCATTTAGAAAAGTTTTTTTATTTCCACAATTACATAGACACAAGGATTTTTTGTTTTTTAATGATTCAATAACTAACAGATTACCAAATTTTTTATTCAATAATTTATCTTCTCTATGGACACATGATATACATCCTTTAGAATAACCATGTTCTAAATTGTATTTTAAAACATATTTTTCTAAACCACATTTACAACGACATTTGTATAAAATTTGATTATATTTATTTTTTTTAGATTCATTCAGATATAACCATAATCCATATTGCATAAAACACCTGTTTTATATATAATTATGGCGATAGTTATGTTATAAGTCAAGACTTCAGGTACTCTAGCACACAGACCCCAGAGACAACCGCCGGAGCCGTTGCTCCATTCACAATCACGATATTAGCTCCATTTACTAGCACTGACACTTGATTAGTGACAAGTGCTGCATCAACATAGGGAAGAGGCCTACTGTCTGCTGCTGTTTGAATTACGCCATAAATACGAGTATACATCGTTGCCCCAGTAATATTATGAGGAAATGTGAGCAAAGCCCCTGTAAACTGGAAGACTTTTCTAAAAGCAAATCTTTTTACTTGGGGATTTGCCCCAAAGAACTGCTGGTTATTTTGAATTTCTGCTAAATCATATGTGCCGGTATCTTTTCTATTCAAAAGTTTGGCTGAATCTTCAAAATAACTTTTAATCATTATGTAAAATTCAACATCATCTTTAGGAATTTGATAACTTTCAGCTAGATAGTTTCCAAATGAAGATACAGCAGGATTTGTCATTTCATCCTTCCCGCCGGTTCAACATTTAATAATATTGCATGTAATATAATATCTGACTCTTGAATAAGTTTATTTCTCATTTGTGCATCAGAAAGAGTTAATTCAATTTGCATTGAAGCTCCCACTGCTCCATTAAACTGTTTATGCCATAATTCATCTGAATTGGCATTAAACAAATCTCCTGTTTCAGCATGAGTATTTACTACGTTTGTTCCCATACATGGCAATATAGTTTCAGCTAGATTAGAATTTAAATATATGTTAGTTGTTATTTCACCGCTCTGGGTCTTACCAAGAAGAAACTGATTTTCTATTATTTTAGCATTTTGATTTTGCTGATAAAAAAATGGGAAATTTTTAGTAATAATATCAATATTGTTTAAAACTTCAATCGTTCCTCCACCAAGATAAACTCCAATGATTGCAACACTTGCAGGGTCATCAATAATGAAATTGTCTGTATTTACATATGTGATCTTGTATATCAAATCCATTCCGGCACTGATTCCGTTTACTGTAGCAAATCTTACATATTGACCGACTTGTAAGTTATGATCAGGTGAAGTAATAGTTCTGGTAGCATTAGTTATGTCAGTAATCATTAAAGACGGAGCATTAGAACCCGTATCTTCAAAAAGAAATGTCCATCCTTGTTGATTTCCTGCTGTAACTAATGGAGTATATAATTGTTGAGTTCCTGAGTTCCAAGGAACATTCCATGTAGCCCATGTTTTATATGGTAAATTGTTCCACGCTATCGGTACATCACGATTATAAAATCCATAACATGTAAAACAATCATTAAAAAATGCAAAAGATCTATTTCTATAATTATATACTAAGACTCGGTTTGGAAATATTGGGTCTTTAACAAATGCAGCAAAAGACCAATAAACTAATTCTCGTTGGAAATCTCTTATTCCATAAACCCTTGCAGGACCATTATTAGGATCGTTTATATTTAGAACTTCATCAGGGATTTTTATGTCTATACGTTCGACACCATTAGAATTTGCTGCATGAATACCTCTATTTCCTATTCCCAAAACAACATCATCAAATGAGATTTGACTGAAAGGAGATTCGCATCCAAGTTCAGTATTTATCTGTCTCCATATAAAAGGTAGTATTTCATTGGCTGTATAAACAAGTTCCCATGTGCTTCTTTCAAAAAAAACAAGAAGTCTATCTTTAATAAATTGCGCTGATGTTATTGCCTCAGATGTCGGAGCATCTATATAGCCACCACTTCCCACTACATCATCAATCCATGAAGTTGCAACATTTCTGGGATCACCATTTAAAGACCATCTTGCCCTATTTGGATATGAATTTTGCGCAATACCAGAAGTTTCTGTTGTGTTTAAAACTAGCAATCTGTTTTTGAATGGAAGAATGATTAAACCAGTATCTAACCATCTATTAGCTGCGCCAGTATTTAATTGTGGCCTTAGAATGTTCCATAATATAGAACCTTGATTAATATATTTTATAAAATCAGCAGGAACATTATTTACAACAAAAAAAGCTCTGTCATATTCTGTAATTCCCCTGTAATTACAGGACCAGAAAAAGTCATAGTTCGTTCCCGTCCATGTTCCTATATAACCAGGAGCCGTATCTAATCTATCCCATCTTCCGCCTGATCTCCTATATGCCCATTGAGTATCGAAAGCTATAATATCTTCAATATTTATAGTAGAAGATTCTCTTGTACATAATCCCATTACAGGAAGTCCTGGATAATAGTAAACATTGGTTGCTGCAATTACAGGATGATTTATAATATAAGCACCAGTGGTATTATTAAGTGTTCCAGTATAAGTGGGATCTGTTGAAATTAAATTTTGTACTCCTGCACCTGCATTATTTGAGGTGAGTATGACTGTTCCAATAGAAAACATTTGCTGACCCGGAGAAGGAATAGGAACAGCATTTGGTATTACGCCGGCAAATGGAGATGCTCCCGATGCTCCGATTAACATGCTCAATCTTGATGTTAACTGGTTATTTCCATATAAATTAAAACCTTTTCTCCTTTTTACCCTACCCCTCCAAACATAAGCATCTTCCAATGTTGAGAATGCTTCCTCTGGTAAAAGCCATGGTTTTATATCATTTTCAAGTCCTGTTTCATAAGGTCCAATAAACAATTTAGGCATTTTATTTTCCTATGGCTATATAAAATCCTGCTTCTCCACTTGGCGCGCGTCCTACAAAACTTGCTGGAAGAACAGTAGTTACTTTGATTACATTTGTTGGTTGAGCTGCGTTTCCTCCAGTAGCAACAACAGCTAAACAATTTGTAGGAAAAGGAATTGCAAAAGTATTAACTATCCCCACTCCATTTGCGTTGCATACTCCCCAGTTTAATACCAATCCCCATGGAGTTGTTACTCCATAATTTGTTCCAACAGTAACAATAGTCAAACCTGTCAATTGTTTATCAACATTATTCCCGTTTTGAAAAAATAGTTCGGCAAATCCTGCTATTAAAGCCGTATGTAAAGTTGATCTAGGTCCAAGGGCTGGGGGGGCTGCTACAGAATTAAAAACAACCCTATCGTGATAACCTGCACCAGCACCTACACCAATAGTATAAGGTACGTGATCTACATCGAAAACAGTTTCCAGTTGTTGAAAATTAGTTAAAATTTGCCCTTGAGATACAGCAGGATCATCAGCAGCTTGCGGTATATTGGGTAAAAATGTCATTTAAGCCTCCTGTTAAAACGGATAACCAAATCCGCCAGCCGGATAACCCATTCCATCATCATAGATTGTAGCTACCCTTTGTGTTGATAATTGTTTCATTGTTCTTCTTTCAGCAAGCCTCTTGGATTCATCAAATAAAAGCTTCACTTTACCATAAGATTCTAGGTCTAAATTGTCAGCAAGAATTTTTAAACTTGCTCCATAAGCAATTACATCGCCCCACTGATTTAGTTCTGGAAATAAGGCTCCTCCTGCTGCTGTTATTGCAAATGGATTTGCCCAAGCAACAATAGTTACAGTATATGACCTATCAGGATATGGCCAAAAACGAAATTCATTATTGAAATAAAGCATCGCAAACGGTCTTGCTCTGACATAATTATTAGCAGACATATAAATAACATTTCCAACCGGAACAACAGCAGGAAAAATTAAACCAGCCACCGCCCCTGTTGCATAAGTAATAGTTCCTGCTTGAATAGAAAATAATCCACCTAATAAATAGGGATTATATGCCGTAGAATTCACGTTTATTGTTATATCATCTCCAACAACGTTCATAACAGTATATGATCCGCCATTTATTGGAGTCATTCCTTGAACTCCTTCTATGAATACTAAATCACCAATAGCAACTGTTACTCCGGGAACCGTTACCACAGCCTGTGCTGCTTGAGAAATACCTGTTATAGCCAAATGTCCCGTGACTAAACCACCCATAGTACTATTTATCTTAATATCATTTGCAACTAATACAACACCATTAGCATCAGTTGTTGAAATGACTACAGTTCCAGGATCTACAGGAGTATATGAATAACTTCCTGCATATGGTCCTACAGTTCCGTTTCCTGCACTTAAATTAGTTGAGTATTTCATTCTTGGATACAAAGAATAAAATCCCTGTTCATTCTGAAAATACTGAGATAAAAAGCCGTCAACATAGAGAGGAGGTTCGAAATTGCTATAGATATTCTTTATTGCCTGTATGGAATAGACAGCAACACTTGGCGTCAATTGAAATGAATATGTCTGTCTGTTATAGAAATCTCTTGTATGCAATGGAAAATCATAGACTAAAAACGAGTTGATATAATCGATAAGCTCCGCATCAGTCAATTGATTAATGCTCGGCCTTCCTGTTACCCTTCTAATTTTTGCCTTGATATAATTGAAATCATTTAAAGCCATATTGCCTCTTATCTAGCGATATTTTCTATTGTTTGTGTCACTGGCATGACCTGCGCTGGCGTAAATGAAACTAAAACTGGTATCACAAATGGATCCATTTCCTGTGTATCTAAATCACAATCAAATGTATTTAATCCCGTTACACTAATTTTCGTTTCTATATAGTCAAATTTCATTCCGTAAGTATCAGGTACGTAAACACACACCGTTGCGTTGTTAATGTAACCATGATCTGTTAAAGTGGTAATAGATGCATTTGGCGCATTTGTTATCGCAATTATTGTCCTTCGCTCCGGCTCAAAATCAGGATCAGCCATATGTTACATCCTACATGAATTCAGTAGACAAGAATGTATATCTTTGTCTATACGAACCTATACCATTAATCTTTTTTCCGTCTTTGTCAACTAAATATGCATGCTCTTTTTGTCTTGTCATAGTATTTATGTGTTTGGCTACTCCAAGTGGAATCGTATAAGTTTTTCCATCTTCAAAATAATATGTTTTGTAAGGATCTTCTTTATACAATCTTATTGTAAAAGTTAAATCTCCGCCCTTTACTTCATCGTTCTTGAATATTCCAGTAACCATTTTCGAATCTTCGTCTCTTTTCTGTACTCTTAAATCTTCAGCTTTAATTTTCTCTTCTTTAGAGCGTTTAACTTTGGCTCCTATAGTAAACTCTTTAACGCAACTTACACTCATTTTTTTCTCCTAAAATTAAGGAAGGGGTCGAAACCCCTTCCGGACTCATTTAAAAAGTATAATCTCTACTAAATGCTAACCAGTCCATTACGTTGCCGGCAGCTCCAACTACGCCTGTATCAAGAAGCATAGCATAGTAGCCAACGTTATCCATTGAAGAGGTAAGCTTTGTAGCTACTTCGCCAACTGGAACAATTAATGGGAAAGATACCCCGGCACCAGCCACTGCTGATGTTGGATATGCAAATGGTGTGAATGCAGAAGAATCAATATCTACTGTAAGTGTACTTACGGTTACAGCAGTAACTGTGGCTAATAGACCGTTGATCTGAGTCATTCCATATTGATTTGGAACAATTATTCTGATCTTATCGCCTACTAGGTAATTATGTGCTACAGATACAGTAATTACGGCATTAACAGCTTGAGTAATTCCAGTGATCCATCGTCTATATGGACTATAGTATTTTGGTGGAATTATTCTATAATCAGCATTTGTAGCAGGTGCAGCAAATCCAGCTGAGTTCAAATATCCAAGAGTATAAGATACCCCTGCGTTAACGGCTGTGACGGTAAAGTCCATACCAGCTATTTGAAGCATCCCAGTTGAGTTAAATATTCTAACAATAGATCCCAATGGAGCATTGTTAGCATCTAATACAACTGCTGGGTTAGCAGCGGAAATTACAGTACCAGTTGCAACTAATGGTCCTGTTGACTGATCAGTTAAATTAAAGAATGTAAAACCTTTACCACCAGCAGCTATCGCAGTTGCTGTTATGGCACTCGCTCCACCTTCAGTTAATGTAGTAGCCTGCCCATTTGCATAGCCCTTAAACCATTCAGCTTGAACAACAGCTGTTGGAGCTGTTCCCCATGTAGAACGGTTTCTGACCATAAAATAGCATGGCTCTTGTGGTAATTCTATCGCTCTAACAGCACCAGTAGAAGTAAAGGTACCTTGAGCAATCAATGATAATGGTGTACTCATAGTCCCCTCCTTAAGCTAGTGTTGCGCGTAGATTAATAATCCAAGCATCATTGGTAATTCTTGTAGAATAACCAAATCGATAACCTGCTGTCTGTCTAAGTTCGCAGGGATCATCCCCCCCAATTCTGTTACTTGTTGACTTAAAAAGAGTTAGAATGTTATCCTTACCTACATGAACATAAAACAAAAACTTATTTATACTGCTGGATATTTTGATGGAGATGCTTCTTTCCGTTGTCGAAAACAACTCGATAAAAGAGATGGATATACTAGATATGCTCATGGTATTAGAGTCACATCTGTTAATCCCGATATAATTTATTTTTTTCAAAATATTTACGGCGGAACTATTCATATAAGAAAAGTTTCCAAAATTAGAATGAATTCCAGAGATCAATATACTCTTCAAATTGAAGGAAATAATTCTAATAATTTGACTAAATCTCTTATTCCATATCTTATTGAAAAAAAAGAAGAGGCTCAACTTCTTAACAAATTCGTTGATCATATTTATAAATATGAAAAATCTAAAATAATTGACCAATTGAAAATTGTTAAACATCAAAAAAATCTTCTTGAAGAAACCGACAAACAAAAAATTTTGGATTGCAGAAATACTATTATTCCTACAAAAGAAGATTTTATTTATCTTGCAGGTTTTATTGATGCTGAATGTTGTCTTTCTTTTAGACAAAAATATCCAATCCTTTATTTTAATAATACTAAGGCGCCCATTTTTTATTGGATTGCATCTCGATTCGGTGGTTATATTTATATTTGTAAAAAACCATTTTCGAATCGAAGACTCAAATTTCAATGGGTTTGTGTTGGAAAGTCTTTGAAAGAAATATTGCAAAGCATTTTCCCTTATTTGCAGTATAAAAAAAGAAACTGTAAAATTATCCTGGAATTTATGAAAACCTATCAAACTACAAAAAAACTTCCCTCTGATGTTATCGAAAAAAGATCTTTGATTATTCAAGAAATTCATAAATTCAACCTTGTTGGTTTAACCTCTATTTAAGCGTGGTGATCTTCTCAGCCACCATCTCTATATCACTATAGAGTTCAGAGCACTGCATCACGATTTCTCGTGTCTTCTCGCTTGCTGCGTTCACGCTGCACATCCTAGGATTGCTTGCGCCTCGTTGTCTTCGCCATAATTTGGGAAGGGTTTCGAGTCCATCAGAGAAGATTTATACTGGCCAAAAGGGTAATTTTTACAATAGCCAGGTGGATGATAAATGAATTGCGCACTAGAACCGTCAAGATCAATACTGCAATATGCTTCTTGAGCTGTTACAAATATGTTGTATATATCTGCACCAAGCAAAGAAGAGTTTGTAGTTACTGATCCCCTAGATGATAGGAAGAATCTTATGTTTCCAATAGATCCCCATTCACTAGGTAAAGTTCCTCTATCATTTGGATACTGAGCTTTTGCAATAAAACCTTGAACGTTTTCTAACTGTCCAATCATATTGCTGTCTGCCATAGCAAAGTAAGAATCTCTTACTGGGCCTGTTCCAAATTTGTTTTCTCCGCCAATCATCTCAGAGATAAATTCTCCGTCGTTGTTTTGCAGTGTTGCCACTACGCCATCAACGTCAGATCTTACGATCTCTGTTGGATTGTCTCCGTTAGTTCCACCAACGCAGTTAATCAAAGATGCTGTTGCTTCAAGCATGTCTCTGATTAGCTGATCTTCTGTTTCTCTCAAACTTTGTCCCAAACGGGCTGCTGCTTGATTTAATACCAAACTGTTACTTTTATGACCTAGTTGGTTACATTTTGTTACCTACTGGCGGAGAAACCTCTTCGGATTTCTCTCTCTATGTTTCCATAGAGTTCAGACTATCGCATCCTCTTTCAAGGTCTCCTCACTTAGTCGTTCAGGCTGAATGACAAAAAAACGTGTAATTGTTCTAGGAGATTCAATTTTTCCCCATTCGCCTTGATAAGAATCTTCATGTAAATAATAAACACGAGGAATAAATCCATCTTGCGTTTCTATTCTAATGAAGTCATCTGCATCAAGGTTAAAAAACACTTTTTTTTCCTTTTTCATTCTTGCCCCTTGTCACCACCGATCCTTACGCTGCGGTTTCCAAGTCAATCAGAGAAGATTTATAGACCCCATATTGTCGTTTAGGGTCTTGGTTTTGTAGTGTAACTTCCTTAGTTATAACACTATATGTTGCATACCAGTTAATGGTTGCATCGATATCTACTGCTGTTAACAGCTGAGCTGGAGGATTCATCATCGCAGGGTTTACAGGTACAGGTGCTGTTTGAAGTCTGGTATATCTTCTCATACGAAGAATGTAACCAGAATTTTCGGGCATCTTATAAGGTACCGCTGCAATTCTGTGAATCAACCTAGCTTGTGGTGTCGACAACATTTTCGCACTAAACTTCTGCTGGACTGGAGCCGGAAGTATTGTCGAAGTTGTAATACCCATTTAAGCCTCAAGTTTTGAGAACTTAACGATTGGCCGCTTGCATCATTTCCTTATAGAGGTCTTCCTTTGAAGCTTCAGACCATAAATTAGCATTGTTTAAAGGCCCCTGCCTTCCAGCTGAATTTACTGAGGCGGGCTTTGACAAGTTTTCTTTCATTTTCTCGTCACCCTTTATTGCCTTTGTCTCTTGCTGAGGAACAATAAACTTCTTAACAATCTTATATGTCGCTTCCCAAGGATTCGGTGCTACAGAACATGCTTGCGCTAGACCAGGTTCGTCTTGTTCAAGTTTTTTTATATTTGCTTCTGTCATTATCGCGTCATAGTCATCGAATTTGCCTCGAACTCTTTCCGGAAGGGTTGCCCTTTCTCTCTGCTCTAGAGTCTTGTTGATTAGTTGCTCTGCTTGCATGGTTGCGAGCTTTTTGGCCTGCTTGACAGTTAATATGTCATCATCAGCGAGCGAACTTAATTCATCTTCCTCTTTCACAGGAGCTGGACGATTCCTTTCTTCTTCCCTTCTTAGCAATTCTTTGAGTTGACGCTCAAGCTCAGCACTTTTTTTCTCTGCTACTTCGGACTTTTCGCGTAATTTAGCGAAGTTCATCTCTTTCGAATTAGCATCATTTTGCTGAACTTTCTGGCTTTGATCCTCTGTTAAAGCCTCAGGGCTGACGGCTTCCTGATTGTTAACGTCTTTTGCTTCATCTTCGGTCATATGCCTTCCTTTGGGTAGCGACACCCTGTTACGCTTGTTTGAGTTGTACGTTAAAATCGTACACTTGCCTTAACGCCGGCTAGCGTTTGTATGATTTGAATAGTATTAAATATTTTAATTGATATAAATAAAAATTTTACTTGTCAAAAAAACAGCGCAAGCAATTTGAGGAAAATTATGAAGAAGAAAACTTATTTTATTACCTGCGCTGAAGAATCTTGTAGATTGATATTTTCCTGATCTAGATATTCCCTGATCCACTTTATCAAATCTTTATTGTAAAGTTCAGGTGAACGTAAGAATGTTTTCATTTCTGCCCGATGTGGCACTGACCAAATTAATTTTAATTCTTCTTTTTCGTAATCGAATTGCCACAAATCCATTGATTCGCGTTTATAAATTATTGGTTTTAAAAAGGGCCAAATGTAAATTAGTATTTTTGTTAGATCTTTTGGATCTTTTCGAACTGTAGTCAAATAATAGATAATTTTTTGGTTTTGTTTTGCATTCCTTTCAATCGCTTTCCATAGATCTTTCATATAGATCTTGCCGACTTCATCGGCTAGATCTCCTGCTGTTATTTCGTAATTTGGAACGCTAATCTCTTCTTTTTTTGTTATAACAGTAGCCATCAAAACCTCAAAAAAAGCCCTACGTTTCCATAGGGCAAATAAATCTATTTATATCTATCGTCTTTGTAATTTCCCGGTCTAATTTGCTCTATTTCTTTCTTTGGAGCAAGTTCACCTACATATCTATTTGGATAATCAGCCTTTCTTTTTTGAACAAATTTGGGATTGTCCATGATTTGATCGAACTTTCTTCCTTTTGGATATTCCTTTTTAATTGTTCCGTCTTTTTCCCATCTTTCTTCATGCCTTTCACCTGTAAAATGTGGCTGTTGTTCTTCTTGGTATTCACCTTTGCTTTCATATGGTTCTTGACCATTATGATATTTGCTTCGGTCAATCTCTTTATATTCCTCTCGGCGCATATATTTACCTCTCGGTTAATTGTTGTTACAACGTTTATAAAAGAAGAGAGAGGACTTAAACCCCTTGATGATAGGTATTCCGACTAAGTTATTTCCTATTCTTTCCACTGTCTGGTAGCCTCGATCCTTTGGCTTCTCTTCAAACTTAAAAGTGCAGGACGGGAGGCCTTGGCAGAACTCCCATACCGAGCCATGACACACGGATTCCTGCGAAATTCTTTATCTGCCTTTAGAAGATTTTTTAGGAATTTTCGCTCCGGACTTGCGAGCTTCACTAAGGGCAATCGCAATTGCCTGTTTGCGATTAGTTACTTCTGGCCCTTTCTTGCTACCGCTATGTAGCTTTCCTTCTTTATATTCTTCCATTACTTTATGAACTTTGGTTTGTCCCTTAGCCTTCTTTTTCATAAAATCCTATTTCTTTTTTTTAATTTTTTTGATTAGCTTTTTATCTGATTTTTCTTCACCTTTCGCTTCTTTTGATAGCTTGTCCCATGTCTTTGCATCGCCTTTCAAGTGCTTCTTTACTTCTTTTATTTTAGAACACTGTTTTTTCATCATGCCACTCCCTTAGTTTGTGTTTCGTTAGATTGAGGCTTTTCCAGTTTCTCAGCTTTAGTTTCTTCTCCACCCTTTATCCTTTCAACAATATCTAATAGCTGTTGCAATTGTGTTAAATCAATCGTGGTAAGTTCTTTCGCAGCCTTAATCTTATCTAAACTTGCAGCCTCTAAATCTTTTATTGCTGCTGCCCTTCTTTCCACAGCTAAAGCTTGGTTTTCCTGTACTCTAGAAGCTCTTTCTACTGCTAATCCTTGGTCTGCATTTGCTCTAGCATGAGATAATTCTGCTCTAGCCTGTAGTTCTTGCATTTGCACTTGCATTTGCATTTGCTGCATTTGTTGTTGCTGTTGTTCTTGTTGTACAATCTGCTCAATAACTTTAGTTTTATCCTGAAGGGAAGACATTTGAAGCAAAAACTCTGACGGAATCGGAATACCAGCTTCGCGTAAATACATTCCTTGCTGGAAGGCTTGCAATTTCTGCGTAGAAGTATTCGTGCCTTCGACAATATCGCAGTCGAACTTCTGAAAAGTCTTATTAAAAAATTGCTCAGTTGGTTTTTCATTGATAATCCTCTGAATTTTTGAAGGAGTAAAGTTGCTTTGAACTAGATCAATCTCTAGTCTTCCTAAGTTTTTCATAGATTCATCTAAGTTATCAAATAGCAGTTGAAGGGTCGTTAAGCCAGCTCCTTGTCGTAACA